CGCTGGATGATAAGGGCAGTGACATGACCTTTCCCCAGCGCTTCGGTCGCGGCTCTGCCGGTAAGTACAAGAACACGAAGGTGAAGGACGATGGCTACACCTTCGACAGCAAGGCCGAACACAAGCGCTATGGCGAGCTGAAGCTGATGCGGAGCCAGGGCCTGATCTGCAACCTCATCGTCCACAAGCGGTATCCGATCCTGGTCAACGGCGAGAAGGTCTGTACCTACATCGGAGACTTCGAATACCAGGACCAACAGCTACGGATGCACGTCGAAGATGTGAAAGGAGTGGAGACCGACGTTTTCAAGCTCAAGGCCAAACTCATGAAAGTCGTGAATGGCATCGACATCGAACTCATCACCAAAGGGCGCAAATGAACACCGCGATCAGCATTCCCCCTAAAGTCGCGCCCGTCGGCCAGACCGTGAGGCTGCAGACGCTACTGGAGATCTGGGCTGAGGAACAGCTTAGGTGCGCGCTCGATGGCACCTCTACCAGCACCACCAGCACCATCGCCCTGATCCGTGAGCTGCATATGGGCGATCTGTCACCGAAACTGGATGAGAGCAAGCCCTGGACCCAGCGCATCTACGGCAAGGACACCAAGAGCTACCGCACCGGCGCCATGCCCGAGCACCCTATCGCCGACGCCATCGAACACATGCTCACTGGTCCGTACCTGGTGCACGCGCCCATGCTCACCGACAGCACCCGCACCGAGGCCCAGGATCTGAGCCTGCGCGCCAACCGCGCCGACTTCTATCTCATCATCTGCGCGGAGTGGCTGGGCATGGTGCCGCAATGGCAGCCGGAGGCCTGGCGCGCGTCCTGGCGCGGCATGGAATTCCAGCGCTCGGTGCTGGCTATGCATCAGGAGATGCGGGGTTGGAAGTGGCAGCGGATCGTGCGCGGCCACAAAGAGCCTATGACCGAGTACCGGGGCCGGCTGGCCCGGGCGCTCGGCATCAAGACCAAGGGCTTCCGCGCCGGCGAACGCAGCGAGAACTACGAGCGCCATCTCTACTCCGCGCAGACCTACTTGGGCTGCCTGCCCTGGTTCCAACAACTCATGTTCCCGACGCTTTCAGAAAATAGCAGATAGGAGATTGACGTGCCCGCACAGACTGATACCCTAACCCTAGTGTGGGAGATGTGTCTCCCCGCCAGTCTGAACACCAGTGACTTGAGCCGCGCGTCCGCAAGGGCCTGCGGCTTTTCTTTTGCGGAGGCCTTGCATGGCCACTGATGCCCGTCTGCATTTCACCCGCCGCGAAGGCGGCGCAGTCCGGATCCATGTGACCGATGACAGGGACCAGCTGGTATCCGAGTTCCTGATGAGCCAGGACGTATGGGCGTCCGCGGTGGCCAGCGTGAGCGCCCAAGGCGCTTCGCCTGACCGCGTCGGGCTGGTGCGGAACTTCCACATGTACGAACCCGCCGGGGTCGATGCCAACGGCTCGCCGGTGGATGAGAGCGCGTTCCCGCTCCACACCTAACCTAGTTTCGTCGGCCTCACCTCAGGACCCGAAAGGCCCGGGGTTGGAGCCATAGACGCCACGAGGTCGACGATTATTTCGCTCATCTGCCAATAGCGGCAGAAGGAGCTCGGGATCGGCTGGGGCGAAGGCCTTGGCCGACCCTGCCATCTTCAGGCGCGATGCGCCAGCCGACGCCGCCGGCAGCTGCGACATATCCGGGAGCAAGACATGAGCGAATCCACACCCGTCCTCAAAGCCCGTTTCGTCGTCATCGATGAGCGCCATCAGGTGGGCCAGTTCCAGGAACTGAAGGTCCCGACCGACCCCAAGCAGGGAATGAAGACCGAGTTCGAGCCCATCGTCGGCGTGAAGCTGGTGGCCCAGTCCAAGATCGACGGCCCCTAGGACATCAACGAGCCGACCTGGCGCGCGGTACCGAACGCGACCCTTGAGTTCATGAACGGCCGCACCGAGGCCTTCGCCGGCTTCAAGCCCGGCCAGCACTACCTGCTGACCCTGACGCCTGTCGAGGACCCGACCCAGAAGCAGGATGAACCTGCTGACGGCGGCACGCTGCAGTGAGCGGTAAGGACGTCAAGCGTCCGAACCCGCAGCGGATCAACAAGCAGTGGGGACGCCGCCTGCAGCGCCAGCGCGATGACACGCTGAAGCTGCCGAGCGGCGCCGCCTATTTGCGGGACGAGCACGGCACCCTGCGCAGGGTGAAACCGGCCTGACATGGCCGAGACCCATAAGTACAGCCGGTCCTGCGACTGCGACCACTGCAAGTCCAAGCACGAGGACCACGATGTCTTCGAGGCCTTCGCGCACAGGTATCACCGGTGCTGGCGGTCTGCCCACAGGATCTCGAACATCATCGAAGCCTGCCGCATCGCCGGCCGCGCCCATGGCTATGCCGTAGGCGTGCACGGGTCGCTGATGCGGGATCTGGACCTGATGGCGGCGCCCTGGACTGAGACGGCTGCGGATCCTGACGTGCTGGCCCAGGCCATCGCCCAGGAGCTCAACGCCGGCGGCAAAGGCGGCTACCACCTGTGTATGCCGGGTAGCCGCAAGCCCCACGGGCGCATGGCTTACATCATCCACTTCTGGGCACCCAACGACTTCGGCCCGACCTACATCGACCTGTCGGTACTGGCACCGCATGTGCCGCTGCCTCCGGAGACCCTATGACTGTCAATTTCGGTGACCTCGGCAACCTGAACGGCGCCCTAGCGCTGGTTAACGCCGGCGCCTCGCCTATCAATGCCGCGGTCAAGAACGCGCTGAACAACGGCCAGCCCGCGCGCGGCATCAAGCTCAAGATCTACATCTCCGGCGCGCCCACGGGCACGACGCCGACGATGACGGTCACGATCCAGGGCGTGGACATCGTGAGCGGGCAGAAGTGGACGATCCTGGCCAGCGTGGCCTTGAATGCCGCCGGCTTCACGGTCTTGACCGTATACCCGGGTGCTGCGGTGAGCTCGAACGTCAGCGCCAACGACGAGATCCCGGCCAACCTCAACATCAACGTCGCCTTCGGCGGCACCACGCCGGTGTTCAACGGCACCATCGACGTCGAGCTCCTGCCCTGACATGACCTGGCTCGTGTTCCTCGCCGGCTGCGCCTGCGGCCTGGTGGCCTATGGCTTGTTCGAAGCCTGGCAGCTGCGGCACTCATCCAAGCGCCAGCGGGCCCTGGGGCTGACCTTCGGCTCAGTGGGCGGAGAGCCCAGGACGCCGGCAGAACTGGATGCGCACATGCTCAGCCAGCGCGGGATCCGCAGTGGCCACTGAGAAGCCGGCTCCGGTCCCGACCCAGCTCTATGCCATCGAGGTCCACGAGTCCAAGAGCGACGAGCTCTACTACGTGATCGCGCATCCCGTGCGAGCCACCAACCCGGCCATGGCGGTCTGGGAGGCGCTGCGCGTCTACAGCTTCAGGCTCAAGCACTGGCGGCTACAGGCCGTGCCAGCCGAGACCCATTTCCCCAAGACTGAGGCCGCCTAACAGGCGTGTTCAACCCATGGCACGGAAGCAATCCGACGCCAGCGACCAGACAAAACGGACAAGAAAGCCGTCCCGCTCCAAGGACCCTAAAAAGCGCTTCTTGGTAGCCATCGAGGACGGCTTGAGCATTACCAGCGCGGCTAAGCGCGCAGGTATGAGCAGGCAGTACGCCTACGAACTCAAGGACAAGGATCCTGAGTTCTCCCGCCTTTGGGATGAATCTGTTGAAGCAGCTACGGACAAGCTGGAAGAGGCCGCTTTTGAGCGTGCCCATGACTCCAGCGACCAGATGATGAGCTTCCTACTTCGGGCACGCCGCCCCAAGAAGTACGGTGATAAACGAACCATCGACCTTAACGCCAGCGTCACGGGCAGCCTCGGTTTCGAAGATCTCACCGGACTTACCGACGCCCAGCGAGCTGCAAAGCTTGCTGCGCTATTTGACGCCGCAAGAGCTCGAGCTTCTGGACAAGCTCCTGCTATCGGACAGGAAGTGGCGCCCGTTGCCGGGCCCGCAGACGCTGGCGTATCGAAGCCAGGCTGACTACCTGTTCTATGGCGGAGCCGCCGGCGGCGGCAAGACCGACCTTATCCTGGGTCTGGCTGGGAACGAGCACAGGCGCTCACTTATCCTGCGACGGGAGATGAAGCAGCTCCTGGCAATCGAGGAGCGCTCCAAGGCCGTTTACGGCCCACGGTATGGGCTAGATGCCTACCACGGCACCAACAAGATCTGGAACTTCCGTGACGGAAAGGTCCGTCGCACCATCCAGCTTGCCGGCATCGAGAACGTCAAGGATGTCGTCAACTTCCAAGGTCATCCAGACGACCTGAAAGCATTCGATGAAGTCACGCACTTCACCGAGTACATGTTCAGGTTCATATGCGGATGGCTACGTAGTACCACGCCTGGGCAACGCACCAGAGTCATCGCTGCCGGTAACCCTCCGACTGATAGCGAAGGCGACTGGGTCATCAAGTTCTGGGCGCCGTGGCTTGACCCACAGCATCCTAAGCCAGCACAGCCTGGCGAACTGCGCTGGTACATCGTCGGAGCGGATGGTAGCGACATCGAGGTAGACGGACCCGAGCCGGTCATGGTGAAAGGCGAGCTCGTGCAGCCCACGAGCCGGACCTTCATCCCAGCGTTCCTGAGTGATAACCCTTACCAGGACACGTCGGAATACCGGGCTATTCTGGATTCGTTGCCGGAGCCATTGCGTTCGAAATTGAAGCGCGGAGATTTCACGGCCGGCCGCGAGGACGATGCCTGGCAGGTGATACCGACGGAGTGGGTGCTCAAGGCCCAGGAGCGGTGGCGGAATCAGCCGAAGCCGAACCTGCCGTTGACCAAACTCGGCGTGGATATAGCCCGCGGCGGTGCCGACCAGACCATCATCTCGCCGCGATACGGGAGCTGGTTCGACAAGCAGATCGTGAAGCCGGGTACGAGCACGCCCAACGGCGGTGCAGTGGTCCAGCTCATCCTGCCAGTGCGCGGCACGAGCAAGTGCACAGTGAACTTCGACGTCATCAACGTCGGCGGCAGCGTCTACGACCTGCTGAACAACCTCAAGATCCCGTGCGCCGCGCTCAATGGCAGCGCCGGTACAGACGCCACGGATGCGGCGACCGGTACTATAGGCTTCAAGAATAAGCGCGCTGAATGGTACTGGCGCATGCGTGAGGCTCTGGATCCTGTGCATGGCCAGTTCCTGGCGCTGCCGGATGACCGCGAGCTCCTGGCCGATCTCTGTGCGCCCCGATACAGCATCACCGCCCAGGGCATCCTCATCGAGGACAAGAAGGCCATCATGAAACGTATCGGTCGCAGTCCCGACAAAGGCGATAGCGCTGTGTATGCCCTGGCCGAAGAGGCAGCGACTGCGACCGCGAGCTTCGGTTCGTTCTGATGTCGCTGCGTTCACGCATCGCCGGGGGCCTGCGCCTCATGGCCGGCCGTCCCCGTCACCAGCCCAAGCAACTGACGGTGCCATGGGCGCGCCTTGTCGGGTTCAGTGGGTGGGGGGGTCTCGGCAGTCGCGACCGCAAGAACAGGGTCTTGCCTCGCGCGACGCCGTCGAACCTGCGGTACTTCAGCCGCACCGTCTACGCGCGCCGGGCCATCAACGCCATCAAGAACCCGATAGCGCTGTTGCCGTGGGAGATCGTTCCCATCGACGGCGTGGAGATGAGCCCGACCCTGCAGAAGCAGGCAGATACAGCTACGGCGTGCTTCTCGCACCCGAACCATAGCGACAGCTTCCGCACCTTCCTCGAGCAGGTGATTGACGACACGCTCAGTGTCAGCGCCGGCGCGGCGGAGATGCAGCTGGGTGGCAACGCCATGCGCCCGCTGTGGATGTTCCCGGTGGACGGTACCAGCATCCAGATCTACGCGGCCTGGGATGGCGATGTCAGCGAGGCGCGCTATCTCCAGACCGTCGGCTACAGCAACACCGGCATCGCCGAGGGCATTCCGCTCTGCGACGACGAGCTCATGTACATCCGGCCCAATCCGTCGGCGGCTACGCCCTATGGCTATGGCCCGACAGAGATCGCGTTCCAGAGCATCAACAGGCTTCTAGGAGCTGGCGAGTTCGCCGGCAACGTCGCCAGCAACGCCAGTCCCGAGAACCTGCTGTACCTGGCGCAGGCCGATGAAGGCACGATCCAGCAGTTCCGCATCTTCTGGATCGATGAGATCGAGGGCCAGGGCAAGACACCCATCTTCGGCGGCCCGAATAAGCCCGAATCAGTGAAGATGCGCGATGGCGGCGACAAGGCGCTGTACATCGAATGGCAGACGTTCCTCAAGCGAGAGATCGCCACTGCTTTCGACCTCAGTGCCCAGAACCTGAACGTCGACCACGACGTCAACCGCAGCCAGGGAGAGAACAACGAGGATAGGGATTGGGACCAGGCCATCAAGCCCATGGCCAACCTGCTCGAGTCCCACTTCACCCGTGACGCGCTACAGAAGAAGCTCGGCTTCTACCAACTGCAGTTCCGCTTCAAGGGTCTGGAGAGGTCAGACGAGACCGCCGAAGCCGACCGCTACGAGGTCTATTACACCAACAACCTGTGCACGCCCAATGAGTGGCGGGCCAAGATCGGCATGCAGAAGTCGGACTCGAAGTGGGCCGACCTCGACTATGCCGATTACCAAATCGCCGTCGCCGCCGCCAGAGGCGCGAAGGTCGTAGACGATCCCGCATTGACCGATGACGGAACGGCCGCTAACGGCCAACCCAAGCCTTCCAGGATTTCGGAGAAACGCAAAAATGTCCGCACTGCAAAAACACACGATTGAGCTCGGCGTAGCCGTCAATAAGGGCACGACTTATGGCCCCGCCAACGCCAAGGGCGACCGCGTGGGCGCGGTCATGATCCCCAACATCGCCACGCCGGCGAGCGCGAGTGCCGTGACCGGCACCACCATCACGGCGGCTGGCTCGGGTTATACCAACCCGGCCAACATCACCTTCACGCCTGGCACGGGCACGGCGGCAGTCATCTGCACCGCGCTCAAGGTCGTGACCGGGACCGTCGTGTTCGGCGGAACCAGCGGGTTCGCCGTCAACGACACCATCACCCTCAGCAATGGCGCGGTCCTGACTGTCGCCACCGTGAGCGCAGGTGTGGTCCTGACCGTGACCGTAAGCACCCCCGGCAGTTTCACCGGCCAAGTGGCAACCAACCCCGTCAGCCAGACAGCGACCAGCGGTGTCGGCGTCGGCATCACGACCTGGACCTTGAGCTATGGCGTCCTGACCGTGGCAATCGCCGAGAGCGGCAACGGCAGCAACCCGACCTGGACCACGACCAGCTCCGATGCCGGCACCGGTGCCACCATCACCACGACCCAGGGCGGCAACAGCAACGCCATCTACGTCAAGGTGGCGAGCAACGAGATCCCGGCGAACTGCGTCGCTACCTTCGACACCAACTTCGCCTGCAACGGCTGGGTGGCGCTGAAGCGTAACGGCTACGTCACCTTCGCCCTGCAGCCCATCGGCGCGACCACGCTGGCGGCCGGCACCATGGACGCCATCGTCCTCTGCTGATGCACTGAAACCGTCCCATAACCGACCCAATCCGGGAGCATCCATCCATGGCCAACAAGAAACCGACCGATACCGACACCCAGAACGCGCCTGCGGCAGCTAATGCCGAGGAAACAGCCGCCTCCACGGCTCCTGTAGCCAACGCGGAGGCGGAGGCAGCGGCCTCGGAGCCGGCCCCTGCGGCAGAGGTGACGGCCGCGGCCCCCGAGCCCGAGGCTCCGGCGCCAGCGGCACCCGTTTCCGAGACCGCAGAGGTTGAAGCGAAGGCGCAGACCTTCATGCAGCACCTGCAGGGCGAGATCATCAACGCCGAGCAGTCGGGCAAGAATGACCTGCACTCGTGGCTGCTGAGCCTGGAGAGTCATCTCGGCGGCTTGGTGACGCACTGCAAGCGCTTGGAGCAGGAGGCATCGCCCGAGATCAAGAAGTTCGTGGACGGCGTCAAGAACCTGCTCTGACCAGACCCTGGCACTGAACCGAAAGGCCCGGCAACGGGCCTTTTCTTTTTCCACTCGAGGACTCCATGGCGAAGCTCACCACCGAACAGCGCAAGGCGTTGCCGGAGTCTGATTTCGCCGTACCCGAGACCCGCGACCTGCCGATGCATGACCAGGACCACGTCAAGATGGCGTGGAACATGGTCGATAAGACCAAGGACCTGAGCGACGTCCAGCGCACCGAAGCCAGGCGCCGGATTCTTGAGCGCGCCAAGAGCTTGGGTATCGATACCAGCGACTGGCACACCATCAAGGCTATGGCGTTCGAGGCCATAAGCCTGGAGGCCATGAGCGTCGAGGTCCCGGAGACACCGGACCACCCGAACAAAGTCCCATTCAGCGGCGTGCTCTGCTTCGTGGACCGCCCCAGCGACAAGGCCCCTGAAGGCAGCAAAGGCAAGCGCGTGATCATCACCGCTGCTGCCGCCCGCGCCGCCATCCCGACCATTCTGTTGATGGGCGTGGATTACAAGGAAAAGTTCGACGGCCACGACGTGACGAAGAAGATCGGCGTCATCACCGCCGGCGACGTCGTAGGCGAAGAATTTCAGATCAAAGGTTTCCTCTACGGTTCCGACTTCCCAGAACAGGTCGCTTACATCCAAGCGCATAAAGACGAGCTTGGCTTCAGTTATGAAGTCAAACGGGCTTTGATTGCGTCCATGGATGAACCTGTCTTGACTGTCGAGAGCTTGATTTTCAGTGGTGCCGCCATCCTCAAGAAAAAGGATGCGGCCTATACATCAACTTCTTTGTCGGCGAATGCCGACGCGGAGATCGACATGACGAAGGAAGAACTGACCGCATTGTTCGCGGAAGCCGAGAAGAACATGGCCAGCAAGATCGAAGCCGCCGTGGCCGAGGCCCTGAAGAAGAACACGGATACCAGCCTCAGCGCCGCTTCGGTGCTGTCCAAGGTGAAGAAGCACAGCGACAGCCTGCGCAGCTGCGCCGCCGGCATGGAAGCCGATGGCATCGGCATGCATAACACCGGCGGTCACGTCCACCTGTTGCGGCGCATGGCCGACAACATGGAAGCCGAGGCCAGCAAGGGCAGCCTGCCGAGCTACTACAACAGCGGCAGCGATTTCCATGCCGCTGCCCAGCCCAGCGAGGCCGACCTGAAGGCCGCTGCCGACAAGCAGAAGGCCGACATCACCGCTGCCGTGACCGCGGCGCTCGAACCGCTCAAGACCGAGTTCGCCGATTTGAAGGCCAAGGCCTTCGATAAGGCGGCTGGTCCCGAGCGCAAGACGTTGCCGGCCTCGATCCAGCAGTTGGTGGACAAGGGCCACCTGAAGCTGGATGCGGCTGCCGATGCCGATGCCAAGGTCAGCGCTGCCGACCTCGACAAGGCCCTGACCGCTGCCGGCGTGACCAGCATCAGCCAGCGCATGGCCTTCAAGACCGAACTCGCTGCCGCCGGCCGCCTGGCCTAAGCCGCTTCACCAAACGACAACCAGTCGCAGGCCCCACAACGGGGCCGGCGCGGTCCTCTATTGCCTAAGGAATAACTGCAATGAAAGACGCACGCTTCCTGGACTCCATCAGCGCCAGCGCCGACTTCCTCGGCCCCGGTGCTATCGAGACCAACCGCTACGAGAACGAGATCACCGACCTGGTGCGCCGCAAGTCCATCGCCTTGGAGCGCATCCAGCACGTCCCCGCGACCGGTCAGCCGACCCGCTACTTCGAGCAGACCGCCATCGCCCAGGGCACGTTCCAGACCACCCAGAACGCACTCAGCCCGACGCCGGCGACGCCGACCCGTGCCGAGCGTTCGGCGGTCATCAAGGCCATCGCCAACCAGACCAACATCACGCTGTTCGACCGCGACGTGACCCGCCAGCAGGGCCAGTTCGCATCCATCGTCGCCCAGGACGTGGAAGACGTCATCAACGGCGTCGTGGTGGTCTCGGCGGCGGCGCTGTGGAACGGCACCGACACCAGCCTGGTGACCCCGACCACGGCGCAGTACGTGGGCCTGCTGACACAGATCACGCAGACCAGCGTGTTGGTCAGTGGCACGAGCATCATCGACGGCCTGAAGGCTCAGGTCGCGACGATGATGGCGAACACGACCTTCGACGTGCGGCCGACGGCGATCTACGTCAACCCCATCCTGGCCGACCTCATCGACCAGGAAGCCAAGGCCAACCACTTCCAGCTCAATGAGACTGAGGTGGTGGCGGGCGTCAAGGTCCTGTCCATCCAGACCCAGGCCGGCAAGCTGCCGATCATCCCCGACCCGTACATCCCCAGCAGCACGAGTTCGGCGTTCGGCTTCTCCGCTCCGCCGGCGGGCCAGACCAACTACTTCGCCGTCATCACCACCGAAGACATGATCAAGATCTTCTACGTGTCCGGCGAGACCCAGAACCCCAAGCCGCGCCTGTTCGAGCTCGGCCTGGTCGGCAACCTCAACGGTCAGTTCGTGTCGGTGCTGTTCGATGCGCCTGTCGCGAAGGGCCCCAGCTACGCCCATGCCGTGGTGTGCGTCCAGCACTAACGGTTGAGCCTTAGCTGAACGCAAAGCCAGCCCCACCCGTGTCTCATCCACGGGCAGTACCTGTCTCCCGGCAGGGCGGGGCTGGCCCTATTTTCCGGGGGCGATGCCGCGCCGTCGCGCGGCTTTTCCTTTCCGGGAGACGAACATGAAAGTGTATTCGCCGCACGAGAAGCAACAGAAGGGCAAGCACACGATCCGGCTGACCCCTGGCACCAAGAACCCTGACTCCGCGTTCATGCGAGAGAACGAGAAGGGCGAGAAGGTACCTCAGCTCTTCACCGTGACCTTCAACGACGGCATGGCCGTGGTCGATGACGCGCTCGGTAAGTGGATGGTGGACAACAAAGTCGCGCTCAAGAGCAAGAAGCTCATCAAGCTGCTGACCGACTAGGAGCCGTAGATGCCGCAGAGCCAGTATCTGACCGGCGGCGACCTCGCGGCCTATGGCGTCGCCGGGGCCACCACGCAACAGGTATGCACGGCATCGGTCCTGGTGGACACGTACCTGCTCCGCCCAGAGGGCATGGTGTGGGCGCCTGATTCCAGCGGCCGTCCGGGTTGGATGGTCGCCAAGGATCCGGTGCTGACGCTGCATAGTGCAGGCGCGATCTCGCCAGGTCTCAACGTCCAGGTGCCGGTGGTTGAGACTAATGTCGCGCCGATGCTGCAACCCGGCGATGTCATGATCCTGGACCGGCAGAGCACAGGCCCCTTCGTCGGCGAGACCGTTGTCGTTGGTTCAGTCATCAACGGCATCATCACCCTCAACCAGGTCCTGTACGCACACAGCGGCGGCGTCACCCTCGAGACCGGCATGGTCATCGTCGAGGAGCGGGTGCTGCCTTCGGGACGTCCTAAGAGCCGTGTCGCGCATTGGCCTGTGGCGCGCATGGTCTCGGGCTTGGGCCGTTATGGCTTCGGCCGGCGCAGCCAGGGCAGCAGCGGCTACCCGTTGGAGGCCTTCAACCTCCTGGCCACGCTGCAGCAGTTCGGTGGCCCGCCCATCTGGGAACAGATGGACGTGACGCACATGGGCATAGAGCCGGAAGGTGACTTCTGGATTCCCGCTGGCATCCTCTTGGCGTACTACACCCGCGTCAAGCTCGCATTCGTGTGCGGCTGGCCCGTGGGTGCGTTGCCGAGTTGGGTCAAGCAGGCAGTGGCCAACGTCATCATCAACACCGGCGCCACCATCGGCATGCCGCCGAACATCAAGTTGGCCAAGGCCGGAGACACACAGCTCACGCGCTGGGCCAGTAGCAACATCGACGAAGACACCAAGGCCATGATCCAGAGGTATCGAGTCCGGGACTTCGCCTAATGAGCTTTCTCTACCCGCGCGTCATCACGGTATGGCGCTTGCCCAAGCAGAATGCTGCCGGCGCACAGGGCTACATCGGGCAGACCGACGCCCAATATCAGCAGCAGCCGCAGCCGACACCGGTGAGCATCCAGGCGGCGGTGCAGATGAAGAAGGATTCTGGCTCTCAGCCCGCGCATCTGGCAGCGGATGTCAGCAAGCGCGTGTACTGGGAGATCCTGACCGCACCCGGCCCGCAGCCCACGACTTTCGAATCCAACGACATCGTCAAGGACGACCTCGGCCGCAGGTTCCAGGTCGTGGGCTCGTATCTGACCGCTTTCGGCAACTGGCAGTGCCTAGCCGAACGACAGGAGGCCTGATATGGCCGACCTATCCGATGTCGGGATCTGGTTCGAGGCTCAGTGCACGACCATTTGCTACCCAAATGGCTCTTCGCAGCCGCCCATTACCGGAAGCGGCAAGACCATCAGCCTGGGCCGGGGATGGCCGGATCCGAAGACACTTGATGCCGTGATGGCGGCTGGTGTCGGCAATGCCTACGTCAACATCTACCCCATGCCTGGCATGGAGCGCAACACCACGCGCTTCCCCAAGGCCTGGCAGCAGGTATCTGTGACCGCAGCGACTCTGACCCTCACGGTCAGCGGCCGCACCGTGACCGTTGGCGGCACGCCGGCGGTAGGCCAAGGCGCCGTGGTTTCCGTGAACACGCAGCCCTATGGCTACGCGCTCGTGGGCGGCGACACCTTGAACAGCATCGCCGCGGCTTTGGCGGCCCTTATCCCAGGAGCCAGCGCTGTCGGCGCGGTCGTGACCGTTCCCGGCGTGTCGCCACTGAGCGCGGCCGTGAGTGTCACCGGCACCGCAGCCATGGAGACTAGGCGGCAACAGCGGGTGTTCGGCGTCTATGTCTGGGCTCCAGATCCGGTGACCCGTGACACGGTGGCCCAGGCCATAGACGGTGCCATGGCCGTGATCGAGCGCTTCACGCTGCCGGATGGATTCTCGGCACGGCTGATCTATCACGGCACCATGGAAACCGATGAGCTGCAGGCTCGCCTAATCTACAAGCGGAGCCTGATGTATTCGGTCGAGTACGCGACCACCACGACCCAGACCACACAGACCGTCGGCGCTACCAGCGTCGGCATTGCATCCGCAACGGGCTAGACCCGAAGGAACCGATATGGCCGATGATAACCAGCCCCAGGTATCCGCCAAGACCGCGAAGAAGCCGCTGCTGACGGTGCGCGAGCCCTTCGACGACTACCAGAAGGGCGACCAGATCTTCGACGCCGACGAGGCCAAGACCGTCCAGGAATCGCATCCCCATTTCGTGACGCGCCTGCCCTAAAGCGGACGCTGACTGACCCACGCCAAGCCGCCTCGAGCGGCTTTTTTATTTCCTCCTTTCGAGTGAGGCATCCATGATCATCCCGCAGGGCAGTATCAACGCCACGGCGCTCGTCGTCCCCGACCTCTACGTCGTCATCATCCCGCCGTCGGTGACGCTGCTCAACGGCGTCCCCACCAACATCATCGGCAACGTCGGCACCGCGAGCTGGGGGCCCGTGAACGCGCCTGTGGTGTGCTCGGACATGGCCAGCTATGCCCGCAGCTTCGGCCCGATCATGCCGCGGAAGTTCGACCTCGGCACGGTGGTCGCCGCCGAAGTGCTGCAGGGCGCCAATGACTTCGTCTGCGTACGCGTCACCGACGGCACGGACGTCGCTGCTACCGCCATCCTCCAGGACACCAGCAACGCCACCGGCGTAACCCTGACCGCCAGATACACCGGCAGCCTGGGCAATAGCATCACCGCGACGGTTGCCAACGGCAGCAAGGCCAGCACGTTCAAGGTCACGTTCGTACTCCCTGGCCAGGTACCGGAGGTGTTCGATAACATCGCCGGCACGGGCCTGCCGTTGTGGACTGCCATCGCCGCAGCCATAAACAACGGCAACAGCGTGAGCCGTGGCCCGAGCCAGTTCTTCACCGGTGCTGTGGGCTCTTCCGTCGTCGCTCCGAAACTGGCCTCGGTAACCGCTGCCAGTGGCACCGATGGCGCCACCACCATCACCTCCAGCGTGCTGGTGGGTGCAAATACCGGTAACCGCACGGGCATGTACGCCCTGGCCGGCACCGGCGCCAGCATCGGCGTGCTCGCTGATGCCGACGACACCACGCAGTGGGCCAACCAGGACGCCTTCGGCCTGGCCAACGGCATCTACATGCAGCTGGTGAACCCGGCGGGCCAGGTGGGCGCTACCGGCGCGGCTACGGCCGCTACCAACAAGGCCACCGCCGGCATCGACGACTACGCGTCGAAGATGTACATGGGCGACTGGATCTACTTCAGCGACACCGTCAACAACGTCACACGCCTGATCTCGCCCCAGGGCTTCGGTGCCGGCCGCTTGGCCAACCTCAGCCCCGAACAGTCGAGCCTGAACAAGCGCATGTACGGCATCGTCGGCACCCAGAGCGGTGCTGTGAACATCACCTATGCCGACGCCGACCTGGTTGGCTTGGTCAATGCCGGTATCGAGCTCATCACCAACCCCTGCCCGGGCGGCAACTACTTCGGCTGCCGTATCGGTCAGAACTGCAGCAGCAACTCCGCCATCAACGGCGACGAGTACACCCGGCTCACGAACTACATCGCCGCGACCCTCAATGCCGGCATGGGGCCGTACGTAGGCCAGCTGCAGACCGTCCAGGAGCGCTTGGACGCGCAGACCGCCATCCAGTCGTCCCTGTCCAACATGTGGGACCAGGAGATGATCGGGGACGTCAACAACCCCACGCAGCCGCCGTTCTCGGTGGTCATCAGCGCCAGCAACAACCCCACGTCACAGGTGGTGACGGGAGTGCAGGTGGCGACGGTGCAGGTCAAATACCTGTCGGTGGTCCGCAAGTTCCTGATCAACTTCCAGGGCGGCCAGACCGTCCAGATCGCCGTGCAGCCGGCCTAAACCGGAACGCCATCAACACCTGACCCCGCCTAGGCGGGGCCTTTCTTTTCCAGGAGCCTCCCATGCCTCTGAATGGCTTTTCCATAGGCCGCGATGTCAGCTTGAACATCAACACCTCGACGGGTGCGCTGACGCTCAGCCTGATCACCAGCTTCAAGTCCCGCCAGCAGGTGGTGAAGAAGTCCATCAAGGGCCTGGACGGCCTCACGCGCACGCTGAAGTTCCCCAACGGCTGGGCCGGCAGCTTCGACGTCGAGCGCCAGGACTCGACCTTGGACGATTACATCGCCCAGGACGAGGCCAATTACTACGCCGGCCAGGACAACCCCACTATCACCATCACCGAGACCATCACCGAAGTCGATGGCTCCGTGTCTCAATACCAGTACAAGAACTGCACGCTCACCCTGTCCGACGCCGGCGACAAGAAAGGCGACGACACCATCAAGCAGAGCCTGGAGTTCGAATCCGAACAGCGCCTCAAGCTCAGCTGACCTTTCTCTGATCGCAACCGGGAGCCAACATGTCCGACGCACCCACACCTTCTAGCCAAGCCACGGCCTCCGCCGTCCAGACCTTCGAGGTCGTGGACAAGGATAAGGGCCGCAAGATCACCCTGAAGAAGCCCAGCGTCATCGCTCAGTACCGCCTCATCGGCCTACTGGGCGGTGACTTGGCCAGCAACCAGGTGTTTGTGGCCATGGCCCTTCCCCTGATCTATGTCTCTGCCATCGACGGCGAGCCCGTCATCACCCCCGTCAAGTACGCCGAACTCGAAGCCCTGATCCAACGCCTCGATGAAGGCGGCGTGGCGGCCGTGAGCGAAGGCGTCATCAAGCACTTCGGCAAACCCGACACCGACCTCGCCGCGGGTACCGCTAGTTTAAAAGCGTAGCGACCTCGGAGCCGCTGAAGGAGGCTCTGTTCCTGGTCGGCAACGGCATCCCCTTCGACGTGGCCATGCAGCTCTCAGAGATTGACCGGGCGGCGTACTGCATCATCTTCAGTGAGCAGAACGGTGCCAAGTTCAACTGGCGAACCATGGAATTCGACAAGCCGACATGAGCGCGCGCGAGTTTCCATCCCTCACCGAGTTCGGCCTGCACCTCGCCGAGATCGCCATCGCCGAGGACGAGTTCATACACGCAGGCCTGGACCGTGCCGCGGCGCTGATCGAGCGCGAGGCCAAGCGCGAGTTCGGAGTGTATCAGCCTGCCACGGGTCCATTCCCGGCGTGGCCAGAGCTCGCTGATTCCACGCAACAGCGCCGCGAGGACATGGGCTACACGCCCAACGACCCGCTGCTCGCGAGTGGCGCTACAAAAGAGACCGTGTCCCGCGAGGTCCATGGACTCGATGCGGTGGTGGGCTCGACGTCAGACTTGATGATCTACCACGAGTTCGGCACCAGCCGCATGCCAGCGCGCCCCGTGTTCGGACCGGCTTGGTTCAGGAACCGAGAAGCGGTGGGCAGGTTGGTGGCGGAAGGCGCCGTGCTCGGCATCATCGGCTTGCGTAGCTTCGGGTTCGCACAACATCGCGAAGCCGGGCAGCTGCCGGTACATGAATCCCTGGGATACGACTCCTCGGTATCAGCCGAAGACGGCAACGCCGGCGAGGAATAGAACGAATCCAAGAACGGCCAGTGCAACCAAGGCCCCGGCTCCGCCCAGAACACCAAGCAAAAGCCGCTGCTCAGGCAGCAGCTGGTATCCCAGCGGCTGTATGCGCGGGATGTATTGCTGTCTCGGGTATTGAACCGAAGCGAAGCGATCCGCAAACCACTCACGGACCCTGAGCCAAACCGCCATGTTCGAAGCCTATAAAGTCGGCATACGCCTGAGCCTGGTCAGCAATGTTGCGACCGGGCTTGCGGCCATGTCAAGGCAGTTCACGGCCACCGGTGCACAGGCCAAGGCGCTGCAGGTCGAACTCGGGCGCATCCGTGCGCTGGCTCTGACCGGGGGCGCCGTCACCGGCCTGGGCCTGTTCGGGCTGGGCATGATGGACAAGGCCCTGAAGCCGGCTGAGGCATATGCTCATCAACTGAACGTAATGAACATGGCCGGCCTGAAGCAGGTCGACATCGCCAATGCCGTTGGAGCGGCGTGGAAGACCTCACACGAGGCCATGACCACGACCGCTACAGAGAACCTCAAGACGTTCATGGATCTGCGCGCCGTCCTTGGTGATGCCAGCCATGCAACGGCCGTCATGCCCATCGTCGCCAAGCTCTCGGCCGTCCTGGCGGCCTCAGGAGACACGAAGATCAGCGGCAGCGCTCAGGACCTGGCCTTCAGCGTCGCCAAGGCCCTGGACGTCAAGGGCAGCGCCATCGACCCCGGGCAGTTCACCAGCGGCGCGGAGCAGATCGCGAAGGTCATCAGCGCATTCCAGAGCCGGGTGACGCCCGAGCAATATCTGTCGGTTGTGCGATACGCTCGCCAGGCCAAGTTCGGCCTCAGCGACGAGTTCATGTATCAGTTGCTGCCGACGCTCATGCTTGAGAACGCGAGCAAGGGCGGTGGCGGTGGTGGCAGCCGCGGCGTGGGTCCGATGCTGGCAGCCTTCTACCGGCTCACCAACCAGGGCTTCGTCAACAAGAAGTCGATCCCGCTCCTGGAGCAGCTGGGCCTGATAGCGCCGGGTTCGTCCATGAGCACGACCACCACCGGCAGCATGGTCAACGCCTTGCGCGGACACGAGTTGGCGGCTTCGAATCCCTTCGCCTGGGTCCAGACCGTGCTGCTGCCGGCGATACACCATGCCTATGGCCAGAACCTGAGCCGCGAACGCCTGCAGGAGATCATCAACGGCGTATTCCGCGGCAACCAACTCGGTGCCAACTTGGCTCTCGAGTTCGCGCTCAAGCCCCAGAACTTCCTCCGCGACCAGAAGATCATCCAAGGCGCGATGCCTCTGAATGAGGCCTACAACTCAGCAATAACACAGGATCCTGGTACCGCTCGCAGGGCGCTGGATGCGCAGTGGGAGAACCTGAAGGTCTCGCTGATGATGGGCTTGGTGCCGATCCTGATACCGCTGCTCACCAAGCTGGCGAACGTCTTCATGTTCATCGGCGACATCCTCCGCGATCACCCGCTACTGGCTCAGTCATTGGCGGTCGGCTTCACCAGCCTCTTCGCCATCATGGGTCTCGTCATCGGCCCGATGCTGTTGTTCAACGCCTCTTTGGCCGCGCTGAAGCTGGCGCTGCCGGGCGTGCTGACATCATTCGGCGGCGTGACCTCATCCTTGAGTCTTATGGGCAAGCTCGGCGCCGTCGTGGCCGCGGGTTGGCTCGGCTATACCGTCGGCAGCATCATCAACGACTACGTCATCTCCCCGCTGATCCAGAAGCTGACCGGCGGCAAGGACGACAGCCTGGGGAGTTGGCTCTACGACTTCACCCACCCCAACCAGTACGACCCCAAGGCGCCTAAGCCGAATCTGAAGAATGGTCTGACTCTCACCGATGAGCATGGCAATGCCATAGCCCAGCCCTCCGCTGTTGGACCCAATGCCGGTAACCGCACCCTGGTGCTGCATTCGAACCTGCACATCGACAGCAAGCTCCTGGCCAAGACCGTGACCAAGCATCAGGTCCGGCTGATGGGTGGGCCCAATACCAGTTCCCAGGGCATGAGTCTGGATCAGTATCTGCCCCCTGACGCACCGAGCCTGGCCACGCCGTGACGCCACTGACCCTGACCGATAGCAGCGGCAACGTCTTCACGTTCCAACGCTTCGAGATACCTGAGGTCTTGCCCTTCGGCGGCACGCAGCGCCTGTCCGTGCACGAGTACCCCGGTGGTGGCCGCAGCATCGACGCCATCGGCTACCAGCCCAAGACCATGGAATGGACCGGCGAGCTCACCGGTCCCAATGCCGTAACCCGTGGTCGCTACCTCGAGACGCAGATGGCGCAGGGCACGTTCTTCACCCTGGGGTGGAGCGAGTTCAGCTATGAGGGCGTGATCGCAGAGTTCACCGGCAACTTCATGCAGGAAGGCCGGATACCGTACACGATCCGGTTCGAACCCGAGACCGACCTCACGCAGCCGGTAAATATCGGCAGCAGCGCCACGGTGGACCAGGCCATCCTCGGCGATATGAGTGCCGCCAGCGCCTTGGGCACGACCATCAACGACGGCGTGCTGTCGGGGCTGCTCAGCACCCTCAATAGCGCGATCTCGGCGGTCTCCAGCTTCGCCCACGCCGCGCAAAGCGTCATCGCCTCCGTGACCCAGCCCCTGGCAGAGGTGCAGCAGCGCGTACAGGTACTGATCGCGAGCAGCGAGAACACGATCAAGAACATCACCACGTTCGGCGGCCTGGTGCCGAACAACCCCGTGGCGCAGCAAGCCGCTGGCCTCAGCAACACCACCAACGCCTTCACGCAGTCGGCAGCGCTCTACAACCTCAACAGCGTCGTCGGCCGCATGGGCGGCAACTTGACTGCCTTGAGCGGTCCCTCGCCAGATACCAAGACCGTCACCGTGACCGGCGGCACCCTCTACGGCGTCGCGGCCCAGGAATATGGCGACGCCACGCAGTGGCAGACCATAGGCGATGCCAATGGCATCAGCGATCCCGTGCTCCAAGGCGTGGTCACGCTCAAGATCCCGCCGGCGCCTCCTGGCACTAAGCCTCAGGTGCCGACACCGTGAGGCAGCCACGCGGCCTGATTCGGGTCAATGGCAACCTCATCACGGGCTGGACAGAATTCGAAGTCACGAGTAACAGCCTGTATAAGGCCGACGAGTTCGAAGCCACGCTGTCGCTACGTAATGCCGCGCCCGGTCTGGATTGGACGTGGTGGGCCAGCCAGCAGGTACTGACGGTCGAGATTTATGCCGGCGTGCCCCAGGACCCGACGCGTTATGACGCCAACGACCTCACCCAGCTCATCGTCGGCAACGCCGACCTGGTGGACACGGACCCGGTGATGGGCACCGTGCACCTGACCGGGCGCGACAATACCGCGCTGTTGATCGATACCAAGACCGACCAGAAGTATCAGAACCTGACCGCGTCTCAGATCGCGACGCAGCTGGCCGAGGCCGCTGGGCTGACTGCAAACGTCACCGCGACCACGACCAAGGCCGGCGTCTACTACAACATCGACCACGTCCTGCCGTCCACCGAGCGCAGCCAGTGGGACCTGCTGACGTATCTGGCGCAGCGTGAAGAATTCACGGTAGGGGTGAGCGGCAACACCCTCACCTTCGGCCCGTTGGCGCCTGACCAGACCGTCTATCCCATCAACTGGATAGAGCCGGATCCGGTCCTGCCACAGGCCAACGTGCCGCGAATCGGCTTCAGCCACAACCTCACGCTGGCCCGTGACGTGGTGGTTAAGGTCAGGAGCTGGAACGCGGCGCAGAAGCAGGCCTTCACCAAGACCGCCACGGTCAAGCACAAGAGCGGAAGCCCCGGGCAGCCGCAGACCTACAGCATCGTCAAACCCGGTCTGACTCCGGACCAGGCTCAGCAGCTGGCCCAGAGCATGGCCCTGAACATCAGCCTGCACGAGATAAGGATGCGGCTTGATAACATGCCCGGTGACGGCTTGCCGACGACGCAGCAGGCTCTGGAACTCACGGGCACGCCCTACGACCAGACCTTCTACCCGGAGAAGATCACGCGGCGCTTCAGCAGTGGCAGCTACGTCATGGACATTGAGTCCAAGAACGTACGGCCTGAGTCGGAGGTATTGGTTTGAGCGACATGGTCTCGATCATGAAGCTGGCGGCCTCGATGATGCTCGGTGGTCGCGCCATCTGCCGTGTCGGACTGGTGAGCGCGTATCAGGGCCAGCCGTTCTCGGCCAAGGTCAGGATCATGCCAGAGGATGTGGAGACGGGCTGGTTGCCCATCGTCACCATCTTCGGCGCTTCGGGCTGGGGTCTCGCTGCGGCACCAGCAGTCGGTGCGCAGGCCGTGGTGATCTACCAGGAGTCGGACCCAACCATCGGCATGGTGCTGGGGTTCCTGTTCAGCGTCTCCGACCAACCGCCTGGCCCCGTGGCCTCTGGCGACATGTGGCTGACCCACAGCACGGGTTCGCTGCTCAAGTTCACCGGTGACGGAAACGTGACCGTCAACGCCCACGCCAAGATGATCATGCAGGCCAGCGAGTTCGACCTCACCGGCACTGTGAAAGTGACCGGAGACCTGCATGCCACCGGCACCGTGACAGGCGATACCGACGTCAAGACAGGCACGGTATCGCTCAAGACCCATGTGCATCCCGGCGTCACCTCAGGCCCGAGCGTCACCGGACTACCGCAGTAAATGGACCTCTACCACCAATTCGGTTCCGACCTCATCGTCGGCGCCAACGGCGACCTCTTGCCTGCGACAGCCGATACCGAGATCCAGCAACGCCTGTTGCGGCGCCTGTTCACGCCTGAGGGCGCCTATCTATGGCAACTGGACTTCGGCGCCGGTGTGCCGCAGCGCGTGGGCGACACGCTCTCGCCATCGGTATCGGGACAGATCCTGGCCCAGATCAAGGCCGCCATCGCGCTTGAGCCTGGCATCGCTCAGATACCTGTCCCCGTCATCACTCTCTCGACCGTGGATGGAGGCCTCGTCGGCTCGATCCAGTACGTGGACGCACAGACCAAGTTGCCCGCTGTCATCACCTTCCCGGAACCCACATGAGCCTGAATACCAAGGACTTCAACACCGTCGTCAGTGACCAGGTCACGACGATCCAGTCACAGGTCCCGCAGTTCAGCAACTTCAATTCCGGCACCGTGCTGCTGGCCATAGTCCAGGCCGTGGCCAGTGTGGTCATGTACCTGCAAAGCCTGCTGACGCAGATGTATGCGTTCGCCCGGGCCAGTACCTCGGCAGGCTCCGATCTCGATAGCTGGATGGCTGACTTCGGTCTGACCCGGCTGCCGGCGGTGGCGGCTTCGGGCCAGGTCACCTTTGCACGGTTCACGCCCACGGCTGCGGCTACCATCCCGGTGGGCACCAACGTCGAGAGCGGCGACGGCACGCAGGTGTTCGCGGTCATCGCGGATGCGACGAACCCGAACTATGTGCCGAGCCAGAGCGCCTACGTCTGCCCGGCCAATACCTCGAGCATCGCCGTCACGGTCCAGGACACGGTGGCGGGCGCTGCGGGCAACGTCATCATCGGCGCGCTCAATACCCTCACCAGCCCCATCGTCGGCATCGACACCGTCACCAATGCCGCTGCCTACCTCAACGGCGCCAATGCCGAGACCGATGCCGCGTTCCGGATCCGGTTCCAGAACTACCTGGCCAGCCTCGCCGAATCCACGCCCACCGCCATCGGCAATGCCATCGCCTCTGTTCAAGCCGGCCTGACCTACACCTTGACCGAGGACCTGGACTTCAACGGCGCCACGGACAACGGCTACTTCTACGTGGTCGTGGACGACGGCTCGGGCGCGCCTTCGGGGCAGCTGCTGGCCAACATCGCCGCGGCCATCAACTTGGTGCGCGCCGCCGGCGTCCGTTTCGGCGTGTTCGGGCCCACGGTGCTGACGGCGAACATAGCCATGACCATCACCACGGCGCCTGGCTACACGCACTCGGTGATCGTCGCGGCAGTCACGGCGGCCATCGAGGCCTATGTCAACGCGCTGGCGGTGGGCGCGACGCTGCCCTATACCATCCTGGCCAGCATCGCCTACAGCTATGGCGGCGGCGGAATCGTTACCAATGTCACCGGGGTCGGCCTCAACAGTGGCACCTCGGACCTGGTACCGACGGGTAAGCAGGTCATCAAGTACGGCACGGTGGTGGTGACATGAACTCCCTGACGCGCCTGCTGCTGGCCATACCGCGGTGGTTCGGCAGCACATTCCCCGCACTCACGGCGCTGCTCGCCGGCATCGGCACCGCGCTCGACAACTTCACCGCGCTCTGCGGCTATATCAAGCTGCAGCTCCGCATCAGCACTGCCACCGACGGCTTCCTCGATCTCATCGCCGGCGACTACTTCGGCCAGAGTCTAAGCCGGAACCCTGGCGAGACCGATGCCAGCTTCCGGTCGCGCATCAAGTCCAACCTGTTCGCGCCGGTGGTGACGCGGGCCGCGATCTTGGCCCGGCTCTACACCTTGACCGGACGCGTCGCGACCATCTTCGAACCCGGCAACCCGCTGGACACCGGCGGTTACACCGTCGGCGGCTGCGGCTACGGCGTCGCCGGAGGCTGGGGCAGCATCAACATGCCCTGTCAGTTCTTCGTCTATCCCAAGCGCCAGGCACAGAGCGGCATCCCCTTCGTCGGCGGATACGGCAGCAGCGTCGGCGCTTACTCGACGCCGTCCCAAGCCGAATACGCGGACCTGAACATGGCCATCCAAGGCGTCCCGGATTCGACCATCTACGCCCTCATCAACAAGATCCGCGCCACCGGCATCACCGCCTGGGTCCAGATCAGCAACTAGTCGAACCCACAACCTAATTCCCTTGGACCCGCTTCGGCGGGTCTTTTCATTTCAGGAGCATCCATGCACCGCCAGCTCGTATACCCGGGCCAGATCCCGCTCGAGACCGATGTCCTCAGCACCAACAAGGACGCGTATCAGGCCATCGCCAAGCTCGCCCAGGCCTTGTTCGGCAGCAACACCGTGGTCAACGGCCTGACGGCCAGCGCCACCGGTCCCGCGTCCCTGGCGGTCCTGATCCAGCCCGGCGAGATCTATTCCGTCCAGACCATGGACACATCGGCTTACAGCACCTTGGGCACGGATGCGGCCACGATCCTGAAGCAGGGCATCATCACCACGACCTCGACCCTGAGCACGCCGGCGCCGGGCACCGCAGGTCAGAGCATCAACTACCTGGTCGAAGTCGGCTTCGTCGAATCCGACGCCAACGCCGTGGTGCTGCCGTACTACAACGCCAGCAACCCCTCGGTGGCGTGGTCCGGTCCCGCCAACAGCGGCTCGGCGCAGTTCACGCAGCGTCAGGACCTGGCCCAGGTGCAGGTCAAGGCCGGCACCGCTGCCGCCACCGGCACCCAGGTCACGCCGACGCCGGATGCCGGTTTCGTCGGGCTGTGGGTGGTCACGGTGGCCAACGGGCAGGGCACGGTCACGGCCGGCAACATCACCGCCTACGCCGGCGCGCCGTTCCTGCACGGCCCCAGCAACAATCCCCTGTTCCCGGTCAGCAACTACGTCGCGACCGTAGACCCCGGCGTCAGCAACGACAACACCCAGGGCTACGTCATCGGCTCGAACTGGCTCAACACCAGCACCAACACCATGTTCGTGTGCGTGAGCGCCGGCACCGGTGCCGCGGTGTGGAAGGCCGACACCAGCGCGCCCAGCCCAAACTTCTTCGTCGATCCGAGTTGCCGCGTGGCCCAGGGCGCGACGGCAAGCCTGTCCCTCACCAAGCAATACGGCTCCGTGGACATGGTGCAGGCCTGGGTATCGGGCGCGGGTGCGGCAGTCAGCGCCGGCACCATCGGCCAGGACACGGCCGGTACCGCTGGTGGCATCACGCCCTACAGCGTGTCCGTGACCGGGGTCACCACCACCGGCGCGGCTGCGGCCATGAACTTCCGCCGCTGGATCGAGAGCCGTGACAGCTTGCCGATGGTGGGGCAGACGTGCACGTTCTCGGCCATCATCGAGCATAACGTCGGCTCTACACTCGCGGGCTGCACGATCACACTGAACAAGGCCAACGCCCAGGATAACTTCGCCGGCGGCACCACGCTCATCGCTACCAGCCCAACCTTCAGCGTGGCTTCTGGCGCTTCGACCGTCGTCAGCTTCACCACGGCCATGGGCGCCTGCGGCAACGGCGTGGAGATGGTCATCAACCTGCCGTGCGGCGCCATCACCACCAAGAACTTCTACGCCACCGACTTCCGCGGTGCCGTGGGTTCCTCGGTCCAGGTGTTCGCGCTGCCGAAGTTCAATGACGACTACGTCAATGTGATGCGGTATTTCGAGAAGAGCTATGAATACGCCACGGTCCCAGGCACTGCCATCGGCAATCGCCCAACGAACGGCGGTATATCCTTCGGCAATGGCGGTACTTGGAACAGTGCAACCATATTCTCGTTATTCTCCTGGGCATACAAGGTGCCCAAGCTCGCAGCGCCGACGGTCAAACTGTTCTCACAAAACAGTGGGGCTGCCAACAAAGTCTATGATCTGACGCAGAACGCTGATGAAACGATCACACCGAACTCGTATCAAGACGGTTTCGCGGTTACGAATGGAACTGGCGGCGCATTGACGGCAGGGGATGTGTTCATGCTGCAGTTCACAGCAGACGCGCGACTCTAGTTGACTATCTGCTGCATGAAGTTACTCACGGTCTCACCCAAGAACTGATAGCCACTGTCCTTGAAGTGGACGCTTTCCGGTATCTGATACTGAGTTTCAAGTGGTCGCACGGCACTGTAAAGATCATCGACCGCGACACCCTGAGACCGCATCATCTGCACGGCGGCAGCGTTGTATTCGATGACCTTGGCATTGTCCACGCAGAATCCATTGTGTTCAGGCGCAGGCGTAGTGGTCGCAAAGATCGGAATCGCGCCGCTCTCACGAATAGCATCTAGGACAGTCTGCAGATTCTCAAGGTAGTCAGAGAGATCGGTATCCTGCGGCGTGCCGGCACCGCACCTCAGGTCCCAGATACCGGCATTGAAATGGACAATTGCATAGGGAC